TATGCTATTCTAGCTCTATTGATAAATGCTTCGAGTTCTGTTGTGGGATTATAACTCATCTTCCTATGTCCTTTATTTCATTTTTAGGTATAACTTGATAGGCTCCTTTGTTGTATGCTGGAGCCACAGTATGTTTTTTACTTTCTTCAAGTTTCCAATCTGTTTTTGATGTAGAATTACTCGATATTGATTTAAGTCTTTCAAGAAACTCCTCTTTTGTAGAGCAAGGTTTCTTGGCGCTCCGTAAGGGATTTGAACCCTTGCTAACTGCTCGACAGGCAGTCGTCCTGACCTGACTAGACGAACGGAGCTTTCCTTTTCTTTTGAGTTTGCGACCGAATTGGTCATAATTCATACTACCTTTAATAATCATAGATATATTATACTAAGTTTTAAACCAAATGTCAAGAACTATTTTTAGGTGAGGTAAATTTGGTCTAGGACATCTTTAAATTCTTTTTCAATAACTTCCTTACTTTCAGCAAGGGAAACTATTTCAAGCATTCCTGCAAGTAGATTCCTAGTATTTGTGAAATCAATGGGCATGGTAATACCGTCTCGACTGGGTTTCCATTCTTCCTCGAAGTCTAGATAGTATTTTCTTATTGATATGTATTCTGTTTCTCGAAAGGTATTAATGACAAGACGCACTTGTTCTGTGTCAGTTTCCTGAATTACTTTTTCATAGATACTTGGTGCCGTTAAATCAATCATTTTTTAGTATCTTGTTTAACGGTAGTATGCTAATTACACTTTTAAATTTAAGTAATCTATAAGAGTCAGTATCCCAACAAAACAAAAGCACTGTGGAAGCATCTTCCTTTGCACGAGTTTTCTTTTCTTGTATATACTTCGTAGAGAAATCTCTAGTGCATATATTGTATTTTTGTTTCCTTGACCTTAAACTTTTATAAGTTATTACTGCGTCCCCTGCTTCATCTATCTTCTTCTTGAAGTCATCTTTTGTCATTCTTCCTCCGAACTAATCCAACAAAATATTTTGAATCGTTAGTTGTCGAGGTGGTCTTGACAGGTAAGACTAAAGCAAGAGGGACTTAGTCCCCCTTGCCAGCAACAGCAATGCTAACTGTGTATGTTCTCTACTATATTGGCAAAGTAAACGGCAGCTTTTCCTGTAAGTTTAGCAATGATAGCTTCATCTACATTCTGTCCAGCATCTACTAGAACAGAAGTCAGCTTAGCCTGAGCATCAGCAACACTCACTCTTCCTCCGCCATTTCCGTTTGATTTACTTGAAGTAGAAACAGGGTTTTTTCTAACATATACTCCAGCTTTTGTGAGTATCATTCTTACCCCGTTTGGAGATTCGCCTAGCTCTTCAGCTATATCTTTGACTATCTCCACAGACGTATCAGGTGTAGGTTCTTGTTCCTGATACATTTCTACGGCTTGCGCCTTCTTTGCATCGTCCCATGCCATTCGTTTTCTCCTTGTTTTACCAAATTTTAATTCATATTCGCTACGAGATGATGTGTTTCTAAAGCCAGGTGCCCAACCAGTTGCTTGAATCATTTGGCTATAAAATCTATCACTCATAACTTACTTTTTCTAATTATTATATTATACTAAAAATTAGAGGTGAAGTCAAGAACTATTTTTCACTTACTTAGAAAAATGCTTAGATAATGTATCTAATTCTTCCTCAGCAGCGGCTAACTTTGAAAGTTCTCCTCGCATTGCTTCTATGATGTCTGGGTGTTCTCCAATCCCTGCAGGATTATCAAAATAAACAGTTAGGTTTGCTTTGTGTTTTGCTACTTCTCCTGATAAATGTATTATCAGTAATTTTAATAGTTCATTCTTCATCTTGTTCTTTTCCTATAATAAAACTTTTTTGATTATGAAGCCATTGTTGTAAAATCATAATTTGCTTCAATTGATGTGAGCTATCTTCAGAATTTACTAATTTTCTTTGATGCAGGTCTATTGCTCTAACAATATTAGCTACATGGTCTTGCCACTCAACTCTATGAGTGGTTGTAAATTCTCTTTTGGGCATTTTACTGATTATGCTTTCTTTTTGCAACTTTTCCTTCCCAATCTTCGATAGCTTTTCTTATTCCTTCTTCTGCTAAAATTGAACAATGCAACTTAATTGCAGGAAGGCTTAGTGCTTCGGCGATTTCTTTATTTGTTATTTGTTTTGCTTCTTCTATTGTTTTGCCTTGTAGCATATCTACAAACAAAGATGAAGAAGCAATGGCAGAGCCACAACCATAAGTCTTAAATTTGACTCCATTTATTATTCCTTCATCATTGAGGCGAAGTTGTAGTTTCATGACATCGCCGCACGCAGGTGCTCCCACCATAGCTGTTGCTACATTGGGTGCCTGTGGGTCAAATTTACCAACTGCAAAGTCCTTTGGATTTTTAAGGACTTTCTCAAATCTATCTACTACTTCTTTACTGTATGCCATTATACATTCATTCCCATCATTCCTTTTGCAAAACCTTTTATAAACGAGTTAGTTAAACTAGGTATTAGCATAACTAAAATCAAAAAAGGCATAACCAGAGAGAACATAATGAATACTACAAGGGCGGCTCTTATATAAAGCCTTACCATTATATTATTCGGCTGTGCTGCTCTAACAAAGTTCCATGCAGGTATGTATAAACTATACATAGCTGTTAGAACTCCTGCAAAATAGAATACTGCTATTGTGGTGGTTAATTCCATATTTATTTCCTATCACAAGTATTTCTCCAAGTGTCTAATACTCCCTATATCATAAGCGAGAGCAAAACTATTATATCCTGCTTTTCTTCCATCAAGCCATGGCATAAGTGTATCACTTAAATCGCAAGGCGTTAAAACATCAACTTTATATCCTCTAGCGCCATACTTTTGTAAGTAATCACATTCTTTTAAGCCAGGCTTACTTCTTTGATATTCAACTGTAATTTCGTATTTAATTATACCGAAGTTGTTTTCTCTTGGAAGCCAAACTTTTTCGCCCACTTGGAATTCTTCTGCTACACATTCATCAGGCAAAAGTGTATCTCTCTTTTTATCATAATTAGAAGGTTGTTTTTGTGGAACTCCCAATCTATTTATGATATTTTTTACAAATGCAGGAGAACGATACATTCCCTCTGCAATGTTAGATACATTTTGTCCGTCAATGTAGCCCCTTACGACTTGACTTATTTCTTCTTGAGAAGCAGCTTTGCCTCTCTTTTCTGCTTTAAACCTCTCCTTTCTAGCAAGAGTTTGTTCAAAGTCATCTATTATATTCTGAAGTCTGGTCGTGTTATACCTAATATTCAGAATTTCACAAGCTTCTTTTTTCGTAATAGGACTGTCTTGTCTTAATAAACTAATAACCTTACTGATGCTTTCATCAGTAAGGTTCTCATGAGCTTTCTTTTTTACTACTCTCATTGTGCAGTAATCCTTTTTTCAGTCCAAGCTAGTTCTTCTTCCCACCACTCTGGTTGTCCTCTGACCTTCCAAGTTGCGAAGGTACCTTTATCTTCGTGGTAGAACTTTCTGTATGCCTCAACTGCATTATCTCCTTTGCATGACTCAGGCATAGCGAGTGCAAAGGGCGTAAGTCCACGCCTAGGTATATCGAGTACGGGGAGGTTAGATACGACTTCATGCATTGACTTGTGAGACTTACCTCCATATCTATATCCGTACTCCTTGTTGAGTTCATCTGTGAGTCTATATAACCATTCATAGTTGTCGAGACTACTGCGTACCCAGATGCTACAAGGGTGGTTATGCATAGTAGGAAGATAAGGGAAATCACGAGGGTCATTCGTTTTTTGTTCTCTAACTTTTTCCCATTCTTTACTTTCGAGTTTTCTTGGTATGAACCCTGCATACTTATTTATCCAATGTGCTGTGCACAATAACTGTGCAGACTCTAGTATCATTTTAATAATATGTTTATCGCAGTGATACTGCGCACACTTTTCAATGTTTTCATCTAATATAAAAATATTCATAATGATATATTATACTAAAAATGAAACTAGAAGTCAAGAACTATTTTGAGTTAATCTTATTTTTTGAGGTGCCAGCATATAGTCCAAACCATGCTGCCCCTGCCCCTACAATAATACTTATTAAACCTGATTGCTCTAATGTTGGAGCCTCTAAGTCCATAAACCACATTGTAGAATAGTATAATAAAAACATATAAATTCCTAAAAATGCTCTAGGAAATATCCTCCAACTATCAACTGCTTGTGATAAATATATCCATTTTTGATAGGGATTTTTACTACTATCGACTGTTTTTGTGTCTACTTCTAGTTCAATCTGTATGGTCTTTTTCTCCACATCAGCCATCACCATTCTCCTCAGCCCATTTTCTAACGGACTCTTTTGAAACTTCTTCTTTAGTTTCTAATGCTATTACTCTGTCCTCTAATTCTTCTATCCAATCTTCTAAATCTTCAAATCTAGCTTGAGCAGCAGGGTTTTTATCAAACCATTTACTTGCTTTTCGCATAGCCCACCACTCTTTAATAAACTTTACCATTTTTCGCTGTAATGAAACTCGCCTGTATCATAATCCCAGCCGTTTGTTTGTTTAAAAACCTTTTTGCCATATGCGTCAAGGTGTAGTTCTTCTTTACTAATAGGGTGTGAGTGTGTCATAGGGTCGTGGTCTGTACCTATATACTTAAATGCTTTTGAGCCGTCTGAATATCCACCTTGTCCTTCTAACTTACAAGGAGGAACATGGTCAAACTCACGCTCACATTCACAGTTGTGTTTTATACTATACTTACCTATATCTAGATTACTACCATAGATATACTCTCCATTAGTCATCTTCATATAAATCATTTCATGCACTTGTGCCATTATCGTTCCTCTTTAAAACTTTTTCTTGTTCTTCAATAAATTCCATGTAAGGACATTTATCCTCTTTCTTTTCTTCTTCTTTCTTAAATAAATTCTTGTACCAACTAATCAGCAACTGTAGTGACCTCCCTATAATATACTATTACTTGTTGTAGTTCTGTTATAAATCTTTTTAATTCTTGGGTATTGTATGCCATCAATTCATAATCTGGAACTGACATAGCAAAAAATACTATTTGCCCTTCATCTTTTTTAATTCTTTCTAAAAATTCGTCTATGTTCTTTTCTGATACTACATACCATTTGGGCTCTTTTAAATCTATCTCTCTTGGTAATGCAGGTTGTATTATCTGCCTATCTACAGGCTTTGCACTAACACTAATCTGTCTTGTCGTTGCACAATTCGTTAGCACTATTGTCAAGACAATCAATATTCCTACTAATTTCTTCGATTGCATCAAATACCTCTTTTGTAGCTTTATTAGCTCTTGTTTCTATTAAGCCAGGCTTTGCAGCTGCTAGCTTAGTTAGATTATGTCGTCTAAAAATATCAAGATAGCGATTCATTTCTCTTTGTGCTTCCTGACTTCTTTTAGTTAATTCTGTTAGTTCTTGTCCTTGTGTGGCAAAATCTTTCTGTAAAGTAGATATAGTTTCTTCTTGTGTTTGTACTGCTACATTTAGTTGTGCATTGTTTTCTCTTAGTCTTTGATTTTCGTTCCAAAGCCAAGCACAAGCTATGCTTAATACTACTATAATTCCTATAAATACTTTGCTCATTGTCCACACACTACAAAGACGCCATCAACAACTTGACAGCTATCTCCTTTGTTCAGCATTATACTTCCTGCTGAAGCTTCTTTTTCAAATTTTTTTATAAATTTTTCACTTGCTTCATCATATGAAACAACTACATTTTCTTTACTACAGCTTAGTCCTAACATTGTAAAACTTACTATTGTAAGTAAAAATATAGGGCTAAAGTTTATTAATAAATTTTTATTCATTGTTTAATTCTATCCATTTCTCCATTGGAGGTAAAAAATCACTATTATAATACTCTGTATGTGTTAATATAATATCTCCTGCAAAAAGTATTCTATCAGAAGTTGCAACTCCATATTCTGCAGTATGCATCAAATCTGGTGGTATTATAATAAAATCATTTGGTCTTACTTCTATTTCAAAGTTTAATCCGTTTGACTCCATCAATATTAATTTATTATTACCATCACTTTTTGTATAAAAAACAAAACTTAAATGAGCATAATTGTGATTGTGAGGTTTATGAGGAACTTCTTCTCCTTCTAAATACTGCATATTCCAAGAATTTACAAGATATTTTTTGCATTTTATTGGTAAATATAAATCAATAAGTTTATTTATCTTTTCTATTGCAAATGGTAAATCTTTTAAAATATTTTGTTCTGTAGACTCAGAGGAGCCACCATACTTATTACTTAAAAGATTTAAAATTTTTAGCTCATTATCTGTAAAATTTATTCTTGTTTTCCAATACATTATACTCTTTTTCTTATTTCATCTACAATAAAATAACCAATACCTACCCATATTGCAGTATTAAAAATAAAGAAAAAGAGTTTTTCAGGAACGGTAAAAATCCAAATTAGTATCTCCATTACTTTCCTCTTTTATTAATCGTTGTAAAAACCAGTCGGCTTTCTGTAAATCTTCTAAGCCGTTCTTCTTTTCGTATCTCCATAGATACTTTATTATACTTGCTTTTAAGTATCCTTTAAACTGTTGCTCATTTAATGAAGCTTTTATTGCTTCAATACATTCTATATCCCCAGACTTGTAGTGGTCAGGGTTGATATTATCTTTCATTTCCACCAAATCCTACAATAGTCTATATACTCCATAATAGGTTTAAAAATCTCTTTAATTTTATCGTCTACAGTTTTATTTGTGTATGGGGCAATAGCTTTTAATAATACTTTACTTACTACAAGAATAACTATAAGTAAAAGTGTTTTCATATATTCTCTCTTTGTTTTCGTTTGTGTTTTAGATACCTCAAGTATCTTTTCATATTTCTTTCTATTCTATAGTTCATATAGAGTTTAAATACTATAAGTCCAACTATTATAACTACATTTAACCAAACAAAGAACATTACCAGCCGCCATCTTTATCTCCCTTTTTCTTTTTAAATTTAAAGAAAGTTAATCGACCACTTAGTCCAAACAAAACAAAAGCAGTTATTAAACTAACAACTGCTATCGCTATAAAAATCTGTATTGCTGTATCTAGCAAAACTATAACACTCATTTCGTACATTATGTCATAAATTGTATAAACTCGTACACACTTACTACAAAGTAAATAGATGCGAGAAATATTAATAAAAATTTCAAATTTTTATCCCTTTTCATTTAATTCTTGTTTAGTCAGGATTAAATCTGCTTTTTTGTCTGCGTTTTCTTCTCTTATTTTTTGTCCAAGCATTTGTGTAAATTCTTCTAAATACTCCTCTAAACTCATGCCTCTTTCACTAGCGTGTGTAGCGGCTTTCATTAATAGAGTAGAGTCTAACTTTAGTTTATACATCTTCCCAAGCTTTTCCTTGAAATAATAGAGCTTCTGCTTCTCTTCTTCGCACTAGACCATTTAATACTTGGCCTCCTGCTTTGTTCCATCTTTTTATTTCAAATGGAACTTCTTCATAGATAGCTTTATTTAATACTTTTAATAAAGTAGACTTACTAAGATTAGTCGGACCAAGATTGTAAACCCATGCTACTAAAGCATCGAATTGATTTTGGTCTAGTCTAACTTTTACCATTTCATTGATATAGCCTTCATATTCTACAAGTTCTTCTTCAAGCATTGCCTCTGCTTCTTTGAGAGAAATATTATCTCCTTCTTTAACTCCTTTTGTATGACCATATCCAATAGTCCATACTCCAACTGAGTCTTGATAGGCTTGTAATTCTATTCCTTCAAACTTTTTAATTAAGGCTATGCCTTCTTTACTTATCTTCATTTTTTCTCCAATGTAAGCAACCTTTTTCTCTCCATATCTTTCGATACTTCTCCATTCTAGTTTCGTGTTCGCTTACTGCTTTTTTATACTTAGACATGACATCAGCAGCGTCATCTACTGCTGATGGTAGTTCATCTCTAGGATAATAAGGTATTCCGTCAAGTGTATGCTTCTTCATTTTATTTAATGAATTCTTGTAGTTCCGCATATCCACCTATGTGTAAGAGAGATGAGTCAGGCTCTACTGAGTCATCTTCGTTATATTGTTTAAATATCTGAGGCATAGTCCTAGCAGTTGGAGCCAACTGCATGAGTTCACTTATGCTATAA